CTTCGCTGAGCATAAATCTCAGCATCTTCAGCTTGTGAAGCCTGCTGAACTTCTGCTAAAGCTGCAAGTTGTTCAGGGCTTAACTTGTAAACACTATCTGGTGCTGCTCCAAGATCTCCTTGTAACTCTTTAATAACCGAATTGTAGACTTCACCTTGCAAAGTTTGTGGACTTATGTTTCTTTCTTTTAATCTTTCTTTTCTAAGACCTTCTTGCATTCGATATGATTCACTTCTATCTCTTGTCCTACCTGGATTCACATAATCTTCGTCAGGAGGAGTAGCAGTAGGAGTTACGTTTGTTGACTCAGGAGCATTCAAAGTAGAAGCTGGTGGCTTATTGACTAAAGCGTCAGCATCATATCCTTGCTGAGTTAACCTTTGTCTGATTTCTCCTTCTCCTACGTTGTCAATAGCTGCTTGAACAAAGGCTTCTTCTCCTTGAGTAGAGAGCAACACATTTCGAACAACACTTTTAGCCGCTCCATCACCTGCTTTAGCGAGGATAACAATATCATTAAAAGCTCTTTTAGCAGCTTCGTCTCCTGCTATTAATCCAACTTTCAGCAAGCCTAAAGAACCAGCTAGCCCTTTACGACCAGACATTGCCCAGTCGTCGGCAGCTTTTAATACTCGATCAATACCGCTGTTCGGATCCATTAGTAGTTATTGTATTGATATCCTGGAGCCACATTAGGGAGCATGATCTCAGGCAAGGGTGTTCTAGGAGCCATTCCTCGTGCCTCTCCCATTTGAGCACCTAATTGAGCTTCGTAAGGTATTACTGGGATTCTTTGTATTGCTGGATTCAATATTCCGTCTACTGCCTCTGCTGCGTCTAATTCGTCCTGAATAGCTTTTAATTCTGATCCTGAAGGACCGCCAAAGCCAACACCAAAGGGCTCACCACTTGCTTCTCTTGCATTCGTTAATCCTTCGGTCGTAACATTACCTTCTGGCGTTAAATTTGGATTATTATGATGAGCTAAAAGCTGAATACCTTGATCATCCTCCAAGGCTGTACCTCCCAATATACCTTCTACATCCTCTGCAAAAGCATTAGGATCACCAGTAAGTTTGCTTGACAACCAAGCCGCTAAAGCCCGTTGATCTTCCTCCGTATTACCGAAGCCTCCTGCAGCTAATCTCAAGGGTCTAACAGATTACGTTCATTCCCTATTGTAGTAGGTATTATGACATCACTCGTCTACTATCGAGGTACAAACAGATTATCAGTAAAGTAATATCCTTTCTTATCTTTCAGGCTATCTGGTGTTTGATACACAGTATCCAAAGGTAAATAATTAAACCAACCAGTTGCAATATATTTTGTTTCAGTAGGACTAACGATTCCACGATGTGTATAAGTCCAATCCACAGGCCATATAACAGTCAAACCTTTTTGTGCTTTCAGTTTTAATTTTTGATGATCCCATTCCGTTCCTCCTCCGTCGTGAACATCATTTAAATAGGTCATCCATGTTAAGTGACGAGCTATAGTTGTTGCATTCATCGAAGATCTTTCTGTATGCCACCTAAAAAATGCTTCGTTAGGTTTGTACTTTTGAATATTAAATACTTCATATAACGCATTTCCCCATGCCTGATGAGCTAATTCGCAATTAGGAAATTTTTTACAATAATCGTCTAAAACTTTATTTAATTCTGTATTAAACTTTTTAATTCTTTCATCCTTCATTAAATATGGCACTCCTAAATCAGTAGATTTTTTACCTTTTTCATCTAGTTGATTGTTATTAGAACCAGCCAATCTCCCTTCTCTTTTTAAACAAATCCAATATCTTCCATCCTCGTGAGGAATATTGTGCGTACCCATAGGGGTTTCTTCAAAATATTCAATCAATCCATCGCAAATATCTGGATCTATTTTTCTCCCATACAAAAATTCATGGTGAGTAAATTCCATATAAAAACCGCCCATACTTAGTACAGTATGAACGGTTTTCAGTGAAAATCTATTAACTAATTAACAGTTACATAGATTAGGATGTTCTCCAGTAGCACAATAATCCTCATGGAAAGACGTATTTTCACAAGTACGTTCTTCAGGTACACCTGGTCCCATGGTAAATCCTTTCGGTAAGGAGATGCCACCATGATTAGTACATCCCACTAGCAATACCGCAAGCAGTAGTTTAGAAGCTGTACTTAACACCTAGCTTTCCACCAGAACCAAAGTTTTCTTCTTCTTCGCCTGTGAGGAAAGATACTTCACCGTAGATATCTGTAGAGTCAGATACTGCAATACTTCCACCAGCTTTTCCTGAAAGACGAGTTTCAGTGTCTGCATCTTTAACAGCTACGAATGCTGGACCACCTTGTACGTAGTAAGAAACCTTACCAGTATCATTAGCACCTGCATAACCTATATGAAGGTCTGTTGTAGCGTTTGTATATTTTTTATCTGTCCAACTTGCGTTAGTTTCAGCGTTAATATAAGGACCAGCAAGGGTAGCAGGAGCAGCAATTAAAGTTAAAGCAGCAGCGCTATAAAAAGTCTTTAGCACGAAATAAGTTTTTGTAATAACATTTCTTATTTTATATATAAAATGTAATGTTTTAAGACCCTTGTGCCAGTACGTTAGCCTTATGTCGTCTTTTCCTTGTCATAAAAATCCTTCATTACTGATTTCATTTCTGCAGGTAAAGGGTAGTGTCTTAGTAAAGTTCTTGCTTCTCTCCTAACCTCTAAAGGAATTCTTGGTGTTTCTTTAGTGGAGGTCAACCTTAAAAGATAATCTCTTGTAGAAACAACAGCATTAATTTTTTGATCTTTACTGCTAATAGGATTCCTTTCTGGAACGGGAGGATATTTCCTAAGCTTCATCGTATTCAAGACTAACAGGTCTAGCAATGTTAGATGCTTTTATTTGCTCTCTTGTTTTTTCGTCATGCCATAAATCTACTTGACGTTCTATCTCTTGCATCCCTACATGCTTCGCGTAAGTCTCGGCTAATCCTGTATACGTATTTCTTTTAGGAATAGGAGCATCATTTCTTTTATATAAATCATATAAATAACTCATAAAATCAGATCTATTCTGATTATTCCTTACCCTACGTCGAGGGTTCATGCTGTCAGCCATCTTAAGAGATCGTGTCTTTAAAGATTAGCTGAGAATTCGAAAGAAGCTAGCCTCTTCCTGCTAGAAGTCTTCCTATCAAAGCTGCAGATCTCATTTGACCTTCTTTCTCTTCATCACTCCTGCCTCTATTGTCACGGTCTATTGCTGCTTTAACTGCTGTAATTCCAGTAGGTGACTCCATTTTTGGCTTAGGTGTCTCTCCTCTCATTCCTTCATCTGTATCTTTAGTAAAAGGAACAACAGGCAGAGGTCTAACCATGTCGTCTTCTGGTGGCCTTGTCTTTCTGTATTCTTCAGCTTCTTTAGATCCTTTGATAGCACTATAAACTTGATCTCGATCCATCTTTCCTGACTTCAACTCATTAGCCCAGTAGTCAAAGCCTTCAGTATCAGCGTCTCTTCCTAAGTTATTTCTGTAAGCATCAGTTAAGAAATTTTCCACAACGCCGCTATACTCGTCTGACCTACGAAGATTACCTATGACATCGTCTTTAGTAGCTCTACCACTACGAAGTTCCTCTCCCCAATATTGTTTACCTTCATCATCTACCTGCCTATCTAAATTTCTTAGGTATGCATTGTTCAGAAAAGTGTCAACTTCGTCCATAGCTGGAGGTTTTTGTCCGGGAAAACCTGGTCGACCGGGATCCTTGGGACGAGGCAAACCAGGCTCATAGTCAGGCATTGGATCTCCAGGGCCGTATTGATCTTTTCCCCTACGTCTACCTGGCAGTCTTTCCTCAGGTCTACCTGGCATTCTCTCCTCTTTTGGAACCCCGTCAGGGAAATAAGGTAATCCGTATATCGGGCCGTCTATTTTTGTACCAATTACTGACATCTTTAGTTATAAGGTCTATTAATCTTTAATTTAGCATGAATTCTTTTCCTAGAAATTCATGAAAAGGACACTTCAACCTAGGGACATAGTTAATGTTTACAACATATCTCGCTTTCTCATTACTAGTCGTTGTCCCTGCATGTTTCACTGAATTAGGAAAATAAACTAACCGATTAGCAACGCTTTCAACTTTATCTCCTGGTTTTCCATCCTTGTCTAAAAATCGTGTATAGCCATCGCAAGTATTAAGGTAAAAACAAGCATTCATCATATGATCAAATTCACCTGTTTCACTGACTCTATCTTGGTGGTAACCTAATTCAACAACTTCAGAACTATTGAAAGTTACGTTAACTTTTAATCGAATTAAAGATAAAGGATTAAGGTATTGAACTAAGGCATTCATAAAAGGCTGATACAACTGCGTGCGAGCTATAAATATGTCATTTGGATTTCCAAAATAAATAGTCTGCAAGGAGTCAGCTAATAATATGACGTTTCCTTGTATATTGTTTAAATCTCTTGCAGGTTGGTAATGTTTGAATCCTTTAGCTGTTTTATTAACATATAAGTCAGGACTAGCAGTCTTCGTTCCTATCGTCCACTCAGGAACGTTTGACATCATAAATTCTTGAAATTCTACAAAAGTATTGTTTGGAACTGCGTTGTCGATGACGGCATATTTTTGATCCTTGTTATAGAAAACCTGTTGTTCTGACATGAGTTTTCTACAAACTTAGCAAACGAATTGCTAATTTACCCGTAATTTGGGTTATCTAAAAAATATTTATCCTTGAGTTTCTTGATAGTTGCGTCACCAATTAGACCCTTTGTTTTTAGGTCTGCAATAGTATCCTTGAATTCATTATCTGCAATGTTGGTTGCAAGCCAAATATCACCAAGAGTCCACTCTTCTTCGAGAGTATCCACCAAATCATCATTGCCTATTTTTGTTCTCCATACCTTTCTTTCATCCTTAGTCATTGCAAGCATGAACTCTGTTTTGCAGACTCTTTGATCTGCTGGGGATATTTTGCCACCTGTACTTCCAGGTACTGTAGGCGGAGTATATTCTCTAGCAGGAGGTGCTTCGAACGTGTTATCGCCTGTCTTCTTCCAAGAGGTTTCTACCTCATCGGGAACGGTAACGAAATGCTTCGCTACGTCAGGATGATACAACTTCGTTGGATCTGAGTGGCATACGTCTGTAACGACGTCGTTATCAACAATTGCGTAAGTAGCCATTTTAAATCATTAATTATTTGTATTTTAATTTATATTATCTACGTGACAGCATAGGTCACGACAACCATGCCAGATCCTCCGATTCCTATTCCAGATCGCATGTTAATTTCACCATCCCATCCAGTAGAACCAGATCCACCTCCTGCTCCACCACTTCCGGGTATGTTGTATTGGTTTGCACCGCCTCCACCACCTAAGACGCCACCAAAGCCTGCACATCCTTCTCCATTGTTATTAGATTGGTAGGAAGCAGTAGCACCACCACCTGCTCCTGGTCCTCCATTCCCCGCTGCACAATGTGATCTTGCACTACTCCATGTTGTCTGAGTACCGCCGCCTCCGCCTCCACCGCCGAGAATGATTCCGTTAGGATCCCAGATAGCACCTCCTTTTCCATTTTCTCCGGGCATGTGATTAGGTCTAGCATTGTCATTACTGGTGTAACCACGAATAGTACCACCTCTTCCCCCTGCTCCGAATATTCCTGCTCCGCCGTGTCCTCCAGATCTTCTTTGCTCGTCTCCCCACCTATCCGCACTTCCCCATCCTGCAGTTCCAGCTCCGCCTGGTCCTCCAGACCAGTTATCCGTGCATACAGCTCCTGGGAAATAAATAGAACCACCACTACCTGATTGATAGCTGGAATATCCACTGCCTCCCTGTCCACCATCTCCATGACCTAGTGAGGTTTGAGGTGCAGGGGCACCACCACCGCCACCACCTGATCCACTACCAGGGTTGCATGAGTGAGAGTAACCACCTTGACCGCCTCTTCTGTTTATGTCTCCACCTACTCCTATACCACCTTGTCCATACCCACTGTATTGGGCTTGCTGTGGGTTACTGTTTTCTCCTGTTGAATTTGGGTTCCCTGATGGGTTGTTAGGATTTGCTCCGTCGTTGCCGCCGTTA